ATAACCAGTTCTATATCCCTCTGTATACTCTTTATTAGCCTCTTCTGACTCATCAAAGGGATACGAGTGTAAAGCGTCATATTCTCCCCTCTCAAAGTCTGTGAGTTCCTTATAGTACTGGTACATTGTCAAATACTTTTCGTCCGCTTCATCTTCTAGCTGACTCTGTTCTCTGTAGTCTTTACTCATTTTAAAACCTCTCTTTACCAATTATGTATTACACCTGCAATTATAAACAAACAGGTAATAAAATTCAACCCTACAATTACACTACGCACAACCGCAATATAATCAGCCTCTCTATCTGTAGCACCTGACTTCTCGCCAAGTGCTTTCGCCCATACGCGCCACAATCTAACCATCATAACACCTTTGAAACTTGTATTAATACCATAGCAAATAGACCAGTAACTGACACGTTCCAAAGTATGGTGCGCCACTTGTCTCGCTTTTGCTCCCTTTCAAACTGTTTCAATGCTAAATATCTCTCTGCTGAATAATTCATAATAAACCTCATATAATCAATTTTAAGCCGTTTTACGGCTAACCGATACATACCTACTAATAAACACTAGAAAACGCCTTACAAGGGATTACATGGCGTTCTATGGTGCTTACTAATCAAAGTGTACTATCCTTATAACGTCACTACAATCTGCCATATCTACAATGTAACCATATTTTGCACCATTACTGGCAGTGTATATCCCATCATAAGGATTAGGATAACACTGTTTAAATTCGCTATATGGTGCTTTAAATTTGCCATCATGTGTTAGAACCATACCATTGTCAATGTATCCTGTTTTTATCCAGTATTCATTACTATTTAACATAGCTTGTACCCTTGTAATTAGTTAATTGTGCCAATCCATCTTGATGCTGTTCAAAATATATATGCGAGAATTGATAACCCTTGTAATCCCGATATTGTTTGACTATGGAATAAATCCTACCAGGATTGTTACCCGACACATTTAAATATACTTTTACAGGTGCATCTTTATTTTCTCTAAACTCTACTATAGCTTGCATAGTATTACCCTCTATTAATAATTGATTGAAATTCTGTATAGTTTGCTTCAGTGACAAAAAACGACTCACTCTTTTTATTCTCTGCCAGTCTATCACCTAGGTTAGAACCTTTTCTTTTTAAATAGCCAAGACTACTAGGCTTATCTAGGTGACGCAAGTCTGTATTGTCAAAACTTATCATTGTATGCGGAATTAAATCAGCATCACCTTTAACATTCTTAGTATTAAATGCTACTGCTGTTTTATATTCGCGCTTTACTGCTGTTTTAAATGCTTTCTTAGACTGTACGCTATACATACTGGCAGAGAATGTTAAATCATAGTTAACTAAGCTATTTTTACGCATCCTGCTGATTATCTTAGTATAATCATAAAACTGGCTATTAGGACGCTGTTTAATGATATAGCTAAAATCAATATCACTTGTGCCATTTAATCTAAACAATGCAGGCATATTACCTGCTTTCAATGCTCGCCTTTCTGCCTTATCTATTTCAGTTAATAGCTTGTATTCAAAGTATTCAGCTCGCAATAGCATTAGGATAGTGCGCTTGCTTGCTGAAGCTTGACTACCAGTCATACCTAATCTACCACTAACAATCAAACAGGGTTTTTTGCATCCTGCTTTTTCCGCAAAGGCGCATAATGTTTTGACTGCTACTTTATCAGCAGGTTGCAAGTACAGGATATACGTTTCAAATTTGTCACTCCCTTTCTGCACTTTAGTACTGCTACCAAATAGATTCATAGGCTTATTGAGATAATCTAAATTCTCAATAGCCCATTGTTTAGTACTAGCATTAATTTCAGTACTGTTTTGAATATCCTGTTTAGTTATAGGTATAAATTTCATAATAATCACCTGTATAAAGTTAATGTTTAATTGAATATGTAACCATTATAAGCACTGACAATACAAAGTCAATACCTAAAGAGTGGCCAATATAAACAATCTAGTCACGTTATAATATACCTTTATATACAGGCGCGTGCGTGCGTATAACATAACGGGTTGAGGTTGTCAAGTGTTTATTCTTGGGTGTGCCTGTGGGTATCCTCTAGCATACTCACGTTCCCCCTGTGTCAATCCTCAATCCCCGCCTAAGGTATAAACTCAGGGCTAATCTTTTGTAAAACCTGAGGAAACTTAGGGGCGGGGGGGCGCGTGTACGTATGTAATCTTATGTAGTAACCACCTGTATACAAAAAAAGCCAATATTCGATAAAAGGTCATAACCAAAAGTCATACCTTAAGTGTTTGTTTTACTTATGTATTCTAATGGCGGGGATATGTCTGACCAATATAATAAAAAAGGTCAATTAAGTACGGAACTAATGCTCCAATCGCGGGTCTAAATTAACTAAAGAAATACCTTGACATTTAATCTAAAGTATGGTATAATATATTTATAATATAGAGTAATTTAAAGCCTTAAGTATACTTAAGTAGTCTTAGTTATTATACTTTAATGATTATACTTTAAAGTTAAATACTAAAGCGTTCCTAAGTATTCTTAAGATAACTTAAGGAGAGTCCATTGGACAATGATAAAGCTACTCCGAAAAGGAGAAGGGGCAGACCACCGAAGTCAGAGATGGTGTCAAGAAAGAAAGGTCAGACTGGTTTGTCAAGGGGTCGCCCGAAGGGTGATGCCGCTATAATTAACGAGTACAAAGGTAGGATGTTGTCATCCCCTAAGTCTCGTAAAGTATTAGAATCAATATTCGATGCGGCACTTAACGATGACCATAAGAATCAAGCCGCGGCATGGAAGTTAGTTATGGATAGGATATTACCTACAGCGGTATTTGAGAATGATGTCGTTAAGGGCGCAGGGAAGTCAGCAATACAAATTAATATCACTGGGGTTGGTGGAACGGAAACCACGGTGGTGTCAAACAATGAAGAAGCTATTGACGATGGGGAAATCATAGAATAATGGCTAAGTACTTTAATGAAGAAGAGTTTGCCTGTCAGTACACAGGTAAGAATGAGATAAGTTCTGAGTTGATTGATAAGTTAGATGAACTCAGAGAAGCCTGTGGTTTTCCCTTTGTAATAACGTCAGGCTATAGAGATAAAACACACCCAGTAGAAGCAAAGAAAGCAAAACCAGGAACAGGAACTCATGCACAAGGCATTGCCGCAGACATTAAAGTCAACAACGGTTTACAGCGTTTTAAAATCGTTGAGAAGGCTATCGCGCTTGGATTCACAGGTGTGGGAGTTGCTCGTGGCTTCGTCCATGTTGATATCCGCAGTCCTGACGATACAACCCCTTTTGTAATGTGGACCTACTAAGTGACTGAACTTAATGTTTCGTTACTTCCGTGGCAACAAACAGTATTTGAAGATGAGACTAGATTCAAGGTCATAGCCGCAGGTAGACGTACAGGTAAGTCAAGGTTAGCCGCTTGGATGTTAATCATCAGGGCTTTACAAACTGAGAAGGGTCATGTCTTTTACGTTGCACCTACTCAGGGTCAGGCTAGGGACATTATGTGGCAGGTGTTACTTGAGATAGGTAATCCTGTAATAGCTTCCAGTCACGTTAATAACTTACAAATAAAGCTAGTCAATGGTGCAACCATAGCACTCAAAGGTGCAGATAGACCAGAAACCATGCGTGGTGTCAGTCTTAAGTTCCTTGTTATGGATGAGTATGCAGATATGAAACCAGAGGTCTGGGAGCAAATCCTTAGACCTGCACTGGCTGACCAAAAGGGTGATGCGTTGTTCATTGGTACGCCAATGGGACGTAATCACTTCTATGACTTATATACGTATGCTTGTGTAGGTGAAGATAAAACATTTACAGGTTATCACTTTACAAGCTATGATAATCCACTGCTAGACCCTGAAGAGATTGAAGCGGCTAAGAACTCTATGTCTTCCTTCAGTTTCCGTCAGGAGTTCATGGCATCCTTTGAGGCACAAGGCAGTGAGTTATTTAAAGAAGAGTACGTTCAATTTTCTGAAGAAGAACCCCAGATTGGTCAGTACTATATTGCTGTCGATTTGGCAGGTTTCGCTGATGTGGCAAAGGCTACAACTAAAACTAAACGACTTGACCAAACGGCTATCTCAGTTGTTAAAGCAAGTGAAGAAGGTTGGTGGGTCGCTGACATCATATATGGTAGATGGGGTGTGGAACAAACTGCACGTAAAATCTTTGAAGCTGTACGGGACTATCAACCTGTGGCTGTCGGGATTGAGAAAGGGGCGTTAAAGAACGCTGTATTCCCATACATCTCAGACCTAATGAAGTCCAACAATAGATTCTTTAAAATAGAAGAATTAACACACGGTAACAAGAAGAAAACCGATAGGGTAGTCTGGGCTTTACAAGGTAGGTTTGAACACGGTAAGATAACACTTAACAAGGGTGAATGGAATGCTACGTTCCTAGATGAGTTATTCCAATTCCCTAATCAGCTTGTACATGATGACTTGATTGATTCGTTGGCTTACATAGACCAACTGGCTAACATAGCCTACACATCAGATTATGTAGAAGAAGACTATGAATTTTTAGACACATACGCAGGGTACTAATATGTTACTAGAGGACAAGCAGGAACTAACGATTGAGCAAGACCTAGAAGGATGGGTCATTGATAAATGTACAAGTTGGCGTGACCACTTTGAGTCTAACTACTCGGAGAAGTTCGATGAGTACTACCGCTTGTGGCGTGGACAATGGGCGGCTGAAGATAAGACTAGACAGTCTGAACGCTCTAAGATTATCTCTCCTGCTTTACAACAAGCAGTTGAGTCATCCGTTGCGGAACTAGAGGAAGCTACCTTTGGTCGTGGCAAGTGGTTTGACATTGAGGATGACGTAGCGGACCAAGAGAAGCGTGATATAGCCATGTTACGTGAAGTCCTATACAAAGACTTTAAAAAGAATAAGATACGTAAGAGCGTAGCTGAGTGCCTTATCAATGCCGCTGTATTCGGTACAGGGATTGCTGAGGTAGTCCTAGAGGAAGAGAAAGAGTTTCAACCTGCAACACAACCTGTAATGGGTGGGGATTTACAAGCAGTTGGTGTCAACATCGTAGATAAAACCTGCGTAAAGCTACGACCAGTAATGCCACAGAACTTCTTGATAGACCCACTAGCTACCTCCATTGAGGAAGCATTAGGTTGTGCTGTAGATGAGTTCGTACCTACACACCTAGTAGACCAGTTACAGGAACAAGGTGTATATCGTAACGTATATGTAGGTTCTGCCGCACCAGACTTTGACATTGAACCAGATAAAGATTTGTCAGTGTTTGAAGACGATAAAGTGCGCTTAACTAAGTACTACGGTTTAGTACCTCGTCATCTATTAAAGGCGGCACAAGAAGAAGAAGAAGCAGAAGAAGTAGAAGAACTAGTCGCTCCTGATG